TATCGAATACATTGCAGACTTATCGGATTGGATGAGGAATACATTAAAAAATAAAAAATTTAACGAGGGTAAAATAACCGAAGATATTGATAAAGCTTATGATAAGCTTCATGATGCATTAGTATATGTTGATAAAGTTCTTAGTAAGCATCGTGATAAAAAAGCATTTAGGGCATTTAAAAAATGGTGGAATCAATTAGATAATTTTTATCCTGCAATGCATGGCGAAATAAAAGAAGATTTACACCCATACAAAGATTTTGATGGTTTCCCCAAAAAAGAGTACAATTTAAATCT